ATCTAGAAGAAGGTAAAGCATTATATATATTTGTCGGTCAACCTAATGTCGGTAAATCGATATTCTTGGGCAATGCTGCAACAACTATTGCTTCTCAAGGTAAAAATGTATTATTGGTTTCTCTAGAAATGAGTGAAATGATGTATGCAACTAGACTTGCATCTAAATTGACAAAAATTCCTATTGCTGAATTAAGAAATCGAAAAGATGAAATTAAACATATATTAGAAGGCAAAGAAAGAGGTAAAATTATAATTAAAGAATTTCCACCAAGTACATTATCACCAGAACAACTTGAAAATTATTACAAAACCGTTGTTGATAGTGGTATTAAAATAGATGTGATGGTGTTGGACTATATTAATCTTTTGAGAGGTAAAGCAAGTGTTCAATCATATGAAAAAATTAAAGAAATTGCTGAACAAGTCAGAGCAATAGCGGTCAAACATGGTATAAGTGTCCTCTCAGCCACCCAGAAGAACCGGCAAGGTGTTAATAATACAGAATCTGATATGACAACTGTTAGTGAATCAATGGGTTTACCAGCAACTGCTGATGCAATGTTTGATATTTCACAAACAGAAGAAGATAAAGAATTGGGTATTGTTCGGTTAGGTATGATGAAAAATCGATTTGGTCCTAATTTTGGTAAGGTTGCTTTGCGAGTTGATTGGAATACATTGGATATTTATGAAGATTCCAGTGTGAATGCTGTGGAAAGTACATTAGAAACCTATTCAGCACTGGAAAAATTTAATCAAAGCTAATATTATTTTATTATGCAAGGAAATAAAAGAATTTTAATATGTAGTGATTGTGATCTTGATGGTTCGGGATGTTATTGGCTGTTAACAAAGGTTTTTAAAGATTATACTATTGAATCACTCGTAACAACTGTTAAAAAATTTAGAACAGATTTATCAAATTGGAAATTAACACACAAAATTGAAGATTATGAAATGTTTATTGTGTGTGATCTTGATGTTCACACTGATTATGAATTTATAGATTATAAAAACGTAGCTATAATTGATCATCATAAAAGTCATTTTGAAAATACACATGTATATAAAAATGCTGGATTTAATGTAAAAATTTACCCTAGTTGTACTAAACTCATATATGACACATATAAAGAGAAGCTTGATTTAACATCAGAAGAAAAGAAATTAATTTTATTAATTGATGATTATGATAGTTATGAATTAAAAACAAAATTATCATTAATGCTTAATATTGTTTATTGGAGTTATACCGGTAATAGGTTAGGTAGATTTATTGCAGATTTCAATGATGGGTTTAAAGGATTCAAACAAACACATCTGAATATGATTGATATTTGGAAAAATAAATTTAAAGAAACTATTGATAATATGCAATTATTTTCAACATCTTTGACTATTGACGGCAAAGAATATTCTTGTTGTTCCACATTTGGTGATTTTGCAATAAATGAAATAGCAGCATATATTTTTAAAAAGCAAAATTGTGATATTGTAATGATCATTAATCAGAATTCACAACGTGTGTATTTACGAAGAAATAAAACATGTGATGCAGATATGAGTAAATTTGTATTGAGTATTAGTGATAAAGAAGCTGGTGGTCATGAAGCTGCTGCTGGTTGTTTATTGTGTGATGGTGTAATGGAATTAACAAAAACAATGAAAAGGGTAAAATAAAGATGGATGGCGATTCTGAAACATTTTTAGAGAGAGAACAATTTAATTGTTTTTGTTGTTATTGTACTTTTGTGATGCTTGTGGTTGGTAAGAAACTAAATTATGTTAATATATTTATACACACTATTAAAAATAAATATTTGATGAAATGTTTGCGCTTAATGTTAGCTGTTGATGATGATTTTTCAGCACTACAATATTTTCTTCAACAAGCACCAACTGTGGTTAAAAGTAAACATGTAGTTAAAATGATAAATCAGTTAAAGAAAACACATGCTCTCCAAATTTGAGGAATATATTTATAACAAATATTTAAAATTATCTCGAAACGGTAAACCATTTAAATACCGTAAAGATTTCAGTAAGATATCAGATGAGATTGTAGTATACTTGAATAAAATATCTAGGTTTTTAGATACCTATAAAACAGTAGATTTAGATACATTCTTAGAAGCCCCGTTTAAGATCTACGAGAATGAGGGGTATGTTCCATTACAGTTTTATTGCACACAGAAAGCCAGAAAAGCATATACAATATACAAACAACAAAAACAATTATATTACACGGATAGTGATGAGCATATTGATAAAATAAAAGAATCACTTAAATTTATATATAAATTTTGTAAAGAACACAATAAAAAGATTAATGAATATTTAACAATCGAAAATCAATCATATCCTGTATTTTTACAGCATTTGAAAGAAAATACAATTGACATATATGTTATATATGGGTTTAAAGATTATCAAAAAATAATTGAATCAATACCTGTAGATATAGTTATGTTGATGTATGAAAATTTATATAAAGATATTGAAGATTGTTATTCGAAATATGTAACATCAAAACGGTGTAGAAACACTGTAACAACGGGTATTAAACGTTTGGAAGGTCTTTCTCAGTAATTACTGCAAACTGATAACCATTTTTCTTACACCAGTCTTTTGCTGCAGCCCACTTTTCTTGATTATTTATAAACATTGTTTGTTCATAAAGCATGGTTGTTTTTCTCTTATATTTTTTATTAACAGGTGCAACTGTTTGACTTGATGGTTTGATTTCAATCAAATATTTATGAATTTTACCATCTTTTTGTAATTCAATAAAATTATCAACGAAATATCTTCTTACTTTACGTTGTGTGCTATCATAATAAGGTATTATATTTGATTCAGATCCCCATTTTATTATATTTGGATTCGAATCACACCATCTCATAAATCTTAATTCATAGCTACTTCTATATATTATAGGATATGTTCCTTTATATTTAGATTCATGTATAGGTTTAAAAATTCCTTGTCTGAATTTGTTTGATTTAATCATTTATTTGATTTTTGCTGATAAAGCATCTATTTGAGTTTGTAATTCATCACATTTTTTAACCAAATTAGTGATTGTTGTTGCAAATGAAACATTATCTAGCCCAATAATTAGATTTTTATATGGTAAGATCATTGCTTGATTATTAAAATCTTGAGGTTGTATCAAGAAATAATCATTATTATTCATATCTTCAGCTTTCTTAAGATTAGCTATAGACGTTTCATTAAAATTAATATACTCACTCATTTGCAGTTAAGGTTTTAAATATTTAAAAGGAAATATACAAATGAAACGTTGGGATATATTACAAAGATTAATTGATGTTAATGGGTATAAAAGTTATCTAGAATTAGGCACCTTTATGGGTGATACTTTTGAAAAGATTAAAATTCAGAAGAAAATAAGTGTTGATATAGAACGTAGATATGGTGGTTTAAATTACTGTATGTCAACTGACGATTTCTTCAAACAAAATCAACATTCATATGATATTATTTTTATTGATGCAAATCATGAAGATGAGTATGTTTGGAAAGATATCAACAATGCTTTAAGAGTTCTTAATTGGAATGGAGCAATTGTTTGTCATGATTGTAATCCAACATCTGAACAAAATACACTTTTTGAAAGTCTGGGTAGAGGGTTGCCATACAATGGAACAGTGTTTAGAAGTATTGGTAGGTTACATGCAACCAACCCGTTTGTTAAAATTTGCACAGTTGATACAGATTGGGGTGTTGGTATTATTATTCCAACTAGTGAACCACAACAACTATTGCAGATGCCTTTTGAGTCATATCATGATTTCACAAGAAATAAACAATATATTTTAAATTTAATTTCAACAAATACATTTGAAGAAATGTTTAGATATAAAATTGATCAACCATTACCAAAAATTGAACAACCTGCAAAACACAAAAAGATATTTGGTTTGTTTTAGTTAAAATAATAATATTTTTGATAATGAAAGATAGTTTAATTTTATCTGATGATTACATCTTTGGTGTAACAATACAAGGTGAAGGACCTTTTAGTAATAGACGAGCAATCTTTTTAAGATTAGCAATGTGCAATCTTACTTGTATTGGTTATAAATCAGAGGGTGCACCTTTTGGTTGCGATACATTTGCTCAATGGAATAAAAAACATGAAATGACATTTGAAGAAATTAATACATATTTTGAAATGTATAATTATATAGATGCATTAAAAGACGGTGTAAGATTAATTATTTCAGGTGGTGAGCCGCTAATACAGAGTGAAAATCTAGCATTATGGTTAAATCAATTTATCGCTAAATACGATTTAACAAATCTTGATATTGATTTTGAAACAAATGGTACAATATTACCAACAAAATTCATGAGTACTTTTAATCATGATCAATTTACAGGTACGATAAATTTCATATGTTGTCCAAAACTCTCAACAAATGGTGATCTAAAAGAAAGAAGATACAAACCAGACGTTTTAAGTTGGTTAAATGATTATAATTGCAATAAATATGAAAGTGGAATTGCTGCTTTTAAGTTTGTTGTAAACACAGGAGATGATATTAATGAAATATTTGAAAATTATATTGATAATGGTATTATTTCGAGAGAATATTGTTGGTTAATGCCAACTGCCGGTTCAAGGGAAGAATTAATTGAAAGATCTCCAAAAGTAGCTGAATGGTGCACAAAATACGGGTTTAATTTTAGTAACAGAACACATATAATGATCTGGGATAGAAAGCTGAGAGTTTAAATGAAAAATAAATCATCTAAAATTAAAATAACAAAAACGAAACCGCTTATATCATCAAGTAACGGAAAAACGGTGATTAAATCAGGTTCAAAACCAGCAAAACAAGATAAGAATTACAAATGAGAATAGCTATTATTGGTGTACCGGGGTTAGGTGAAGAACGACTTCAAAATATGTTTCATAAACAGTGGAACATGTATGAATATGTAAAGTTTTCTGATGAATCTGAATCAACAAAATCATTAGAAGAAGATTATATTGATACAGCAAACAAAATGCTTAAACAAATTCAAAAATATACAAAATTTGATGATTGTGTATTGTTCGAAAGCATTCCACTGGAATTATTAATTAGTGCAGTTATTAACAATGAAGCTGGTGATGTTTCTGATGAATGTGTTAAGAGGTTATTTGAAATATCATTTAAAGCATTGAATGATTTAGATTGTGTATTTATTGTACCAAAATCTAAGTATAATGCTGTAGAAGATGAAAATATGCAGCAAACTACTATAGATGATTATGGTAAATTATATGATATGATTATTCATGCATATGGATATGGAACACCTTGTCCATTTTTTAATCCTAATAATTGTCCTGGATTTATCGAAATATTTGGAACAGATGAACAAAAAATGGAACTGTTTAAACAATATATCGATGAAAATGGTAAATTGATAGAAGGTAATATTCAAAAACTTCTTCCAACAGAACAAGTAGAGGGTGAAGAATTGCTTAAGGATGCTATTAATGACCAAAAACAAAAAATTAAAAAAGAAGCATTTTGGAAGCAATTAAACAGTTATAAGCATGGAAAAAAGTAAGATAGATATTGTAATTCTTACAAAAACATCAGATAGAGAGCATTATGAGTTAACTTGTAATGCTCTTAACTCACTAAAACAGTGTCCAGAATATTCACGTATGTATATAATTGTAGTTGAATCTCAACAAAATTGTGAATTTACGTATGTTGATTGTGATTGTATTTTACATTATCCAAATGAACCTTTTAATTATAATAAAGCATTAAACTTAGCTGTTGGTTGTTGTGAAGGGTATTGGCATTGTTTTTGTAACAATGATGTTATATTTGATAAAAATTGGTTAACAGAAATACTCAAAGTTTCACAGATAAATTCAGATATTGATTCATTTTGTCCAAAATATAGTGATATACAACCGGATATAGATATCGGATATATTTGTGGTAAACAAATGTTAGGTTGGTGTTTTATGTGTAAACATTCAGTTTTGGCAAAAATCGGAAGATTTGATGAACGATTTGATTTTTATTTTCAAGATGATGATTATATTGAACAATTAAGACTTCACAATATAAAACATGCTTCAATAAAATCTAGTATTGTTACACACTTGGGTCAGAAAACTACAGGTAAGGAAGATATGAATAAGTTATTTAATGGTAGAGATAAATTTATTTGTAAATATGGTGAAATAGTATATCAACAAAGAGAAATTGAAAAATGGAGATAATGAATTGCAAAATTGGTATTGGTATTTTGACATGTAATAGGCGGAATTATTACAATAAGTGTTTATCTGCAATACATGATATTATATCGAAAAACATCAACACAACATGTATATATGAAACAGCATGTGTAAATGATGGTCAAACATATGTTTGTGATAATTCAGATGCTGACTATGTATCCAATCATTCGTTTAATTTAGGTGTATCATATTCAAAAAACGAATTACTATCATATTTATTGAGTAAAGGTTGTGATTATATTTTTATTATTGAAGATGACATTGAATTGATTGATGAGCAAGTGTTTAGTAGATATATACAAGCATATAAACGTTCAGGTATACATCATTTCATGTGTGGTAGTTTTCTACCGTCGAGAGGTAAATCTATAGAGACATTTAAATATAAAAATTCAGATGTTTCTATAAGTGTATATCGAAATTGTGCAGGTTCATTTACATTCTATACAAGAGAATGTTTGTTGAATACTGGTTTGTTTGATGAACATTATTGGAATGCATTAGAACACGTTGATTTAACATATAGACTATCATTACTTGGATATACGACTCCATTTGGATACTTTGTCGATATTGCTAATTCTGACAAATATATTAGAAGTATTGGAGGTGAATTTAATGATTCAATAATCAATAAAACCAATAACAAAAAAGTTGAAGCAGCATTTACATATTTTGAACAAAAATTTGGAGTAGGTTTCCCTGCAGTTTATTCAGCAACAAAAGATGATTTATTAAACTATATCAAAACACAATCCTTAAAACGTTAAACAGTAAAATTTAAAGTATATGGTAGAGTTAGACTTTAAAATTATTGAAAAAGCATTAGTAGATAACGATATTGAACAAGAAAAAATTGATTCTATTATTGAACAAATTAAATCTCAGCAAGAAGCAATTGATGGTTTAATTGATATTGGTGATAAGCAAGAACCAGAAGAAAACAATGAATCTGATGAAGAAAAACCACCTCGAAAGAAAAAACAATTCAGTATTATTGTAAGTGATCCAGAAGGTAAAATTCCACAAGGCGTTGAATTAACCGGTTGGGTAGTTCAAATGGATGAAGATGAACCGGTTGATTCTGCAGTTATGAAAATTTGTAATGCTGTATATGATTACAATGTAAATACAACCAAACGAGATAAATACACAACAATTGGTGATGCTTGTATGAATTTAAAATCAAAATATTTCAAGAACGCTGGCATTTCAATCAAAACAAAAGAGCCAATATTTGTGCAAATTACAAATAATATAATACCGACTGTTTAAAAAATATAATTTAAGTGTGTGGGAGATAAGCTGGTTGAAGTAATTTAACCAGCTTATCTTTTAAGTTAAAATATACAATGATTAAATAGTGTTTAAAATGCAAGAAAATAAAATTTATAAATTATCTGAAGTTGAGCATGTACTTAAAAGACCGGGTCAATATATTGGCAGTCTTAATTATTGTACAAAAGAGATGTTTTTATATAAAGATAATAAATTTATATTTACAAATGTCAGCTACATACCAGGTTTAGATAAATGTCTCAATG